TTCGGTCTCTTCTTCGCCGCTCTCGCCGGTGAAGTGGACTTCGTCCATCCGGACCGTCTCGCCTACCTTGGCCGGGACGCACTGGGGATCGTTTACCGTCTCCACCAGGTTGAAGGCGGTTCCGCTCCGGCCGTCGTCCTTGACCTGCCAGCCGTCGTGTTCCTTGGCCTTCTTCTCCACCTCGGCGAAGGTGTACTTGTATCGACCCTGCGATCCGGGGATGGACGTGGCCGACGTGATCTTGGCGGGGAAGTGGACTGGCGGCGGGTTGCTGAGGCGGACCAGGCACATTTGGGTGCCCGTGCTGCCGGGTGACCAGAGGATGTAGGCGCCGCCGGGTTCGGCGCGGCTTTCGAGGGATTGGCACTCGTCCTTCTTGAAGTCGGCCCAGCGGTGCCACTTCTCGTGGAAGGTGACCCGGGCCACCGTGACGCCGGAGACGCAGCAGCGGGCGATGGCGCCCACGTCGGCCGGCTCCAGGAAGACGGCGATCCGGCCGAGCTGGCTGGCCGGGTCCGGTTTCACGCCGACAGCGGCCGGGCGCTGCTTGCCGGCGGCGGAGCCGAGGTCGAAGATCGGCTGGTCGACCGCCGCCACGTCGAAGCGGTTGCGCTGGGCGCCGGTCATGTTCTTGACCGGGATGATCGTCCGCTGCGGGACCTGGGGCGTGGCCTTCTGCCCCAGGCCGCGGGTGCGGGCCTTGAAGTCCAACGCGGCGTCGATGAACGTGTTGAACGTCTCGGCCGGGATCTCCTGGTCGTCGCCGGGCTGCACTTTCTTGAACGGGTCGCCCATGGCTTTTCGGGGGGGGCCGGTCTCCGATCTCAAGTGGAGTCCGTCCGCGCGTCGATAGTGTTATTGGGGGGCGCTATGCGACTGGAAGACCACCAACGCGAGATCGCCGAAAATCGGCACCGGGACCTGCCCGAGGAGGAGCTCCATCGCAGGATTCGCGATCTGTCGCACACAACAGGCTCCAATCCAGGTCAGATCAATCGGGCCAACCAGCTCGTTGCCCAGTACCGTGAAGAATTGGAACGACGGTCGCAGGCCAAGCGGGATCGCATGATGCGGGTCGCCGCCATCGCGGGGATCGTCGCGGCGGTCGCCGGCGTGGCCGGCCTCGTGCTTCACCTCATCAGCTTGATCACGACGCACGCCAACTGACCGACCATGCTCGCGGCGGTGATCGCCATGCAGATCGCCAACACGAGGAGCAACCTGTCCTTCTTCTCATTCATCTTTCACTTCTTCCTTTCTCAGGTCCCGATCCCCAGGTGGCCGAAGTCCGAGTACTCGTACACCTGCTCGACGTAGGCGGCCACCGGGTCCTTGACCAGCTCCATCGCTTGCTGGTCGTCTTTGTCGCGGTAGCGGATCCACAGATAGTGCCAGCCCTCTTTGCTCGGTACGGTGATGTCGCCGATCTTGATGTCCGTCTTGTTTGGCGAGGCCGCCCACTTGAACGTGACCTCCCAGTCCTCCTCGCCGCGCTTCGAGCCGGCCGCCCCGCAGAAGAGGACCTCGCCCTTGGCCTTCCCCCGAAACGCGCCGTCGTTGACCGTGCCGGTCAGGTTGTAGACCAGGTGTTTGTACGACTCGGTGACCATGGCCACCGGCAGGTAGTGGGTCTCGGAGAAGTGGTAGATCGGCACGTGGATGTCGACGCCCTCGACGCTATCGAGCGTGACGCCGATCGCCCCCTTGAAGTCCGGGGCCGTCTTGCCGGGCGGGGCGTACTTGCCCACGGTCTTGACGCTGTGCGTGATGTGCTGGGTGCCGCCGCCCGTGTCGAACTGGTAGGTGCTCTCGCCCGTCTCCGGCCGCTTCCGCTCGCCGTAGACGACGATGCCGTTCCACACGTCCACGTCGTCCGGCTCGACGCGGGCGTTCTGGCGCACGAGCGTCTGCGCCCCGTTGGAGAAGAGCACGGGCGAGGCCCACAAGAGCGTCGTGCGGGCGACCAGCTCCTGGAGGGTCCCCTCGATCTTATAGCGCCGCTCGGCGCTGTCATCGCCGACGGTGGGGCTTTCAGGCGTTTCGTAGATGGCGATGCCCATGATCCGTTCCAACAGGAGGAAACAGAGACAACGGAGTCAGGCGGCTCTTAGGTGAACTTGCTGGTCTTCGGGCCGGTGAACTCGAACTTGCGGCGGATGTATTTCAGGTGGCCGGCCGTCTCCTCGGTCGCTTTGGCCGTGCGCTCGGCGGGGCCGCCCGCGGCCATCCGGCCGGCGACCAGGGCGTTGAAGGTTCCGGTCACCGAGAACCGCTCCCTGGTCTGGCCCATGATGTCGCGGCCCATCAGGGCGTACTTCCGGCGGACCAGGCCCGGATCGATGCCGGCGGCCCGGGCCTCCTCCAGGGCCCGCTCCTCTTCGATCTTCAAGAGGGCCTTCTCCCTCGCCCGGCCGGTCATCGTCTTCTCGACCTCCAGCCGCTGGATCTCCCACCGCAGCGCCTTCTCGCGGTCGGCGACGTCGTCGGCCTGCTGTTTCGACTCCTCAGCGTTCTCCTTGGCGTGTCGCTTGCGGGCGGCGGCCAGCTCCAAGTCCCGCTTGCGCTCCATGTCGTCCACCTTCTCCTTCTCCTTGCCCGCCAGAATCGCCAGGGCCATTTCGTGCCGGTACTTTTCCTCGATCAGGGCCAGTTCCCGCCGGTGCCGGTTCTCGATCATCCCCAGCCGGATCCGCTCCATCTCGTGGGCGACCGTCTCCTCGTAGACCCGTTCGTCTTCCTCTCCGCTGGCCGGGCCGGGCACGCCGCCCGGTAGGCCGGGCTTTCCTGTCAGGGCCTCGGGCGTCGCGCCCTCCTGCCTGAGCATCCGCAGGCGACTCATGGCCTGGCGAATGGCGGCGAGCTCCTGGTCGGCCTGCTGGCGCATCATCACGATGGCCACGTCGGAATGCTCCTCCTGCTGCTCGCGGGCCAACCGCTCCAGGTTTCCGGTCCGCTGCTTGATCTCGCGCTCGATGTCCTGGATGGCCGTCTGGCGCATCTGCTCGTTCAGATCCGCGTGGGCCTTGGTCAGCCCGACGATTCTGCCGGTGGCCCGGTCGACCGACACGCTCAGGTCCCCGTAGCGGCTTTCGAGCGACTCGATGAGCGTCTCGGCCCGCTTCATCTGGTCGTTGTTGAGCCGCTCCTTGGCGGCCAGCTTTTCCAGCTCCCGTACCTGCCTCAGGGCGGCCTCGCGCTGCTTGTCGCCGGCACTGCGGGCGCGTTCGGCAGCGTGCGACAGATCGGCGAACTTCTCCTCCGTGTCCGACAGGGCGTCGCTGAGGTAGATCGCCGCGGCGGCGGTGGCGGCGAAGACCAGCAGGACCGGATTGGCCGTGAAGATCGCCCAGGCGGCCGTCATGCCGATGATCGCCTTGGTCGCCGCCTGGCAGGCCGCGCTCATGCGGCTGATGGCCAGCGCCAGGGCCGCTCCGGCGGTCGCCGCCGCGACCAGCGGGTTGGCTGCCAGGAAGGCCAGCGCCACATTCAGCGCTGCAACCACCTTGGCCGCCCCGCCCAAGGCGAGCAGCGCCATGCCCAAGGCCAGTGTCCCGGCCGTCACCTTGGCAAGGAGCGTGACCAGCTCCCGGTTGTTCTCGATCCACGTCGTCACCGGCCCCAGGATCTCGGTGACGGTCTCGCCCAGCTCGGTGATGGACGGTTCCAGGGCTTCGGCCAGGGCGTTCGTGGCCCCTTCAGCCGCCGACCAAAGCCGGCGCAGCACGCCGCCGATCCCGGCGTCCATCTCCTCCGCGGTCCTGGCGGCCGTGCCGCCGGCGTTGTCGATGGCTTGGGAGAGGGCCGGGAAGTCGCTCTTGGCCAGCTTCACCACCGCCGCGGCGGCCCGCTGGTCGAAGAACTCCTTAGCGAAGGCCAGCCGCTCCGGTCGGCTCATCTTGGCCATGGCCCGGCCGATGCCGATCATCGTGTCGCCGATGTTACTGAGGTCGACGTCCATGTCCTGAAGCCGCTTGCGGATTGCCGGGTCCGAAAGCCTCAGCATGATCTGCCGCAGCGATGTGCCGGCCATCGAGCCCTTGATCTGCATGTTGGCCAGCACGCCCAGGGCCTTGGCCGTGTCCTCCAGCGATACCCCGTACTCGTCGGCGATCGGCGCGGCGTACTTCATGCTCTCGCCGAGGTCGGTGAGCGTCTGCGCCGAGTTGTTGGCCGTGGCGACCAGGACGTCGACCACGCGGTTCATCTGGTCCGCTTCGAGCGAGAAGGCCCGGAGCGTGCCGGCGGCGATGCCCGCGGCCTCGGGCAGCTCGGTCCCGGTGGCCCGGGCCAGGTTCAACACGCCCTCGATCGAGGCCTCGATCTCCGCGGGCTTGAAGCCCGCCCGGCCAAGCTCCCGCTGGCCGCCGGCTACCTCGACGGCCTTGAAGGAGGTTGTCCTGCCCAGCCGTTTGGCGATCTCGTAGAGTCGCTCGAACTCGTCGGCCGTCGCGCCGGTGACCGCCTTGACGATCCGCATCTCGTCATCGAGGCTGGCGAAGCTCCGCGTGGCCATCACCAGCGGCGCCAGGGCCGCGGCCGAGGCCATCGCAATCTGCCGGCCGAATCCGCTGACGCGGTTGCCCCACGCGCGGAGCTGTGCCTCCGAAGACTTGAGCACGCGCACGAGCTTCGAGTCGTCGCCGAACAGCTCGACGAACGCGCGCCCGGCTCGGATTGCACCCGCGTTGGTCATGAGAACAAGGGGTCAGGGGTTAGGGGTGAGGGACGAGCGGTCATTCGAGACGGGCGACAGGCCCGAGGCGTGCTCGAAGCAGCGGCCCGCCGGCCATCGGACATCGAGCCAGTCGCCGCCGAGGTCGAACGGGGGCTGGACGATCTCGCCGACACCCTCGCCGCGGCCCCAGGCGTCAAACTCGCTGGCGATCCAGGTGTTGGGGTTTTTGACTACTTTGTCGCCGATTTGCATGGTTTCCGCCTCGCTAGGATCGGGGACGTTTTCGATGTACGGCTTCTGGCGGATCACGCGGGTTTGTCCGTGCCCCACTTGGCGTCGCAGGCCTCGTCGCCGCAGAGGTCGCGAGCGAGTCGTTCCACGGCGCCCGGGCGAGGGCGCACCTTCGCAGGGGGCCTCCGCTTCATGAACGGATGGAACTCGGCCGGGCTGAGCGGCTTTTCGCGCAGGATGTTGTGGATGTCCGCCCGCAGGGCCGCCGTGTGGTTCCATCGCTCCCTCCTCGCCCCGTCGGCCATCCACACCAGCTCGCGGAGCGTCAGGGCGTCGATGTCGCGGGGCCCGAGCCCGACGATTCCGGCGAGCTCGTAGCAGTCACGGAGTCGCCAAGGGCCTCGATCTTTTCGATCGCCTCTTGCCTCCGGCGCTCGGCCGCCTTTTGGGCCGCCTCGGTCGCCCTCGGCACCAACGCCGCGGTCCGTTTGTCCTCCGCCGCGACCATCGCCAGGTTCGCGTCGATCGCCTTGGCCTCGGTCTCGCGGCGGAGCCTTTGGAAAAAACCGCGCCACTCCGCCATGAACGCGACAAAGGCGTCGTAGGCGGCATCGCCGCCCAGGGCCTCGGCAAACTGCTCGTCGGTGACGCCCTGCCGGTCGGCCTCCGGCTTGACGAGCACGAAGATCACGGCGACCAGCAGGATGGGGTCGAGCTGCAATCGGGTCAGAAGCGGCGGGCGCCGGCGGCGTCCGTTGCTGTTGCCCGGCCTCGCACCGCCGAGCGGGTCCATCAGGTTGACCTTCAGCTCGTCGCGGACCCGCTTGACCGCGCCGATGGTGAGGTTCAGCGTCCAGGTCCGGTTTTCGGTATCGGTGAACGTCTGCATGGTCGCCTCGCGTGGAGGTTCGGGTTGGGTTGGACGCCGCGGCCGACGGGCTAGCTGCTGTCGTAGAGGACGCCGACCTTGAGCGTCGACGGGGCCGCTACGTCGCCATTCGAGGCCCGGATATCGTTGACCGGGTTGCCGGCGAGCGGATTGGCGATTCCCTGGTCGGAAATCCATGACCAGCTCTCTCCCGCCGGGAGCGTGACGGCCTTCAGCACCGTGGGCGTGACGTCGCGGAACGCGATATGCGACAAGTGGTTCGCACAGGCGACGATGATTTTGACGAGGTCGCCATCGAAGTCGGTGTCGATCTCCACGACCTTGCTCGCCCTGATATCCGAGTCCTCGGCGGGCAGGGCGTCGCCGCTGGCGCCGGTGAACGGCACGTCGTTGCCGGCCACGGTGCCGACTATCGCGCCATAGGCGCACTTGCCCACGCCGTTGGCGTCGATCCAGAAAATGTTGATCACGTCGGCGTCGACGATGCCGTGGCCGGCCCCCAGGGTCAGCGTGCCGTCGGTGTCGTTGGTCCGCGTCGAGAGCGTCCCCGCCTTGGCGGCGGGCAGCGAGACCTCCTGGCCGATCTGACCGGACTCGCTCCGCATTACGGTCGACTGGATCGACAGGCCGCCCACCGACGCGACTTGATGGATGCTTCCGGTTGGCATGGCAGTTCTCCTTGGCGACGTGCCGTCGCCAGCTAAACGGTTCGGTTTCTCCTCGTCACACCACCGCCGGCCAGCGGGTGACGTAGGTCGGCTTGATCGTCACCGAGATCGTCTGTTCGGTCTCGTCCGGGTGCGATTCCTCGAACTTCGTGATCTCCCAGTCCGCGTCGATCCCCTTGCCCGACGCCTTGTCCAGCACCTTGAACGCCAGCGGAGTGTCGGCGTCATAGGCGTTGCGCAGGGCGAGCACGTCGGCGTCCGAATCGTCGTTGATCATCGTGAAGTTGACCTCGACCTTGCGGCGGGTCACCTTCACGACGTGCCACCGCGACCCCCGCCGGCTGATGTCGGCCTCGGACTTGGAATCCGGACGGGTCACGTCGCGGACATTGAGCATCTCGGTCGCGGCCGGCGAACCGGCGTTCCCGCGATACAGTTTTGCGTCGAGTCCTACAAGAGCACCCATGATGGTTGCCTCCTATGGTCTGATGGAATTGGCCCACATGCCCTGGAGCTTCGGCCGCTCGGCCTCGAAGGCCAGTCGCATGGTCGGGCGGGGCGCGATGGTCACGCGCCGCTTGCGGATCGGCCGGCGACGATTAAACACGTTGCTGCGGCCGCTTTCGCGCAGCGCCCCAACATCCGACACCGCTCCCCGGCGGCGCAAGTTCACGCGCCACCATCGACTGCCGGTCCACTCTTCCAGCACGTTGATCGCGCCGCCCTTTTCGAGCACTTCCGGCACGGCGCCAGACACCGGCCGCATCTGGTCATCGAAGGAGACCAGGTTCAGCAGCACCGGACCCACAACGACCGACCGCCGCCGCGGTTCGTAGCCGAAGTAGATCTTCTTGATCGAGCCCTCATGCGCGCTGGGCGGCTTCCCCGGGTCGCTCACCTTCTTCCGCCGGCGGATGCTCGATCGGCCCCGTCTCATCACGTACGCCCCGAACCGCGAAAGCATCCGGCGCGTGCCTCGGTCCGTGGCGTCGGTCACCGCCTTGCGGTCGAAGAACAGGGCCTTGGCCTGGTCGAGTTTGAACCCCGCGCCGATCATGCTTCGATCACCTTGAAGGTGAGGCGGATAATCACCGTGAACAGGTTGAGCGACTCCAGGTGCTCGTAGGCGTAGCCCGCCTCGGCACCCGCCACCGTCTCCACTTTCTCCCAGATCGCCTGCTGCAAGCCGTCGAGCCGCTTCATGGCGAAAAACGCCTCGACCTCCTCCTTCAGCTCGTACACGGCATCGCACTCGACCAGGCTGTCCGGCTTGACGGACCGCTGAAGCGCCACGTCGACGGAGTAGCGGGACTGCCGCCGGGTGCGGTCGGCGATCTCCGTGGTGAAGCCGGCGGGGATCACGGTCACGGTCAGCGCGGCCAGGTTCTCGCGGCGGCGCACCGGGCGATAGGCACGCATCGCCGTGAAGCCCTGGCTGAACGTGTGGCCGTTCAGCGCCTTCACCACGGCGTCGGCAATGTCCAGGTGTCGGCTCATTTCCCGTCTCGCTTCTCCATCGTGGCGCGGATCCAGCGCACGTCCGCCGCCATCTGGGCGAGGTCCCGTTCCACGCTGCGCAGCCGCCGCTCGTGGTCCTCGATCCGCTGTGCCTGTTGGTGGAGTTGCTGGTGGCTCCCCGCCCGATCGGCGGACGCCGCCCACACCGCGCCGAGCACGAGCCCCAGCACGGTGGCGATCGAGGCCGCGATCGCCGCGAGTCGCTTCGCGTTCCAGGTTCGCTTGGGAGTCGGCTTCATTGCACGCTCACCCGCTTCGTGTGCACGCGCCACTGGTTGCTGTAGGGATCGGCCGGCTCGAAGTGCGAGTCGCCGCCGAGCCGCATGGCCTCGTACGTCTCCAGCTTCCCGCCCCGCTGGACGCGGACCTGGTCGCCGGCCTTCGGCTCCACCGGCTCGCCGCCGACGAGCAGCTCGGCGCACGGGATCAGGAAGTCGGTCGCCCGGGCAACGACCGGGAAGCCGTCGGGGCCGACGACTTCCGCGTCCACGTCGGCCATCACGGCGGTCAACTCGATCAGGAGGCCGTCCTGGTAATACTGCACGGCCAGGCCGGCGGCCCGCTGGACCGTGGCACTCAGCCTCGCGACCGCCTTTTCGATCGCGTTCATCGTCGGCTCCGGGCCAGCTATTTCTCAGGAAATGGGGTCGCTCAAAAGACCAGCTCGTGGGTCAGGCTCACCGTCGAGCAGTCGCCCGTGCCGGTCTTCGTGGCGACGATCCGCACGTAGCGCTTGCAGTCGCTCGGGATGCGGTAGCGGGCGCTGGCCGCCGCGGCGCCCTCCCCGCTGGCCCCGGTCTGCACGAGGACCGCGTCGTAGAGCGTCACGGCATCCCCGTAGTTCGACTGATCGGCGTGCTCGACCTTGTAGGTCATCGTCTCCGAGTCGGGGAGTTGCGTGGTCGTCAGCGCCGGGGCGGTGATCTTGCCCTCGACCTCCGGCAGCCGCGCCCCGCGGGCGGTCATCTGGCCGAGGTCGAAGCCGTCGCTGTTGACGCTGCCGGCGCCGTTGCTGAGCGCCTTGGTCTCGATGAACTTGGCGTCTTTGAGTTGAAACTGGGACATGGTCGTTCCTCATGGAATGATGAAGGATGAACGATGAATGATGAACGGAAGACACTCTTAGCGGCGTTCCTCGTTCATCATTCCTCGTTCCTCGTTTACAGCGTCAGGGCCTCGGTGTTCTTGATCGACTCGGTCGGCTGGATCGGCACGCCGAAGGCCTCGGCCGGCGTCGGCGCGGGGGCCCCGGTGGCGTTCGTCGCCGTGCGGCTCGTGCGGAGCTGCTCCAGCGACCGCTTGGTCATCAGGAACACGTCGGGGACGATCCCGACCGGGAACTTGGCGAGCAGCTTGGCCAGCAGGGCGTCGGTCAGCCCCTTGCCCGAGTCCTCGGTGAGCCTCTTGATCCGCCCGATCGAGTTGACCCGCAGGCACTGCAAGCCCGGGTAGGCGAGCATCGCCTGGACGTAGGCGTCGTACTTCTTGTTGTTGTCGTCGAGCACGGTCTCGACGCGGACCTCGTCCAGCGCCAACTGGCCGTTGGCACCCCAGACCCAGCCGACGTCCTTGGGGCCGAACTTGACGGCCCAGACGCTCGACGCGGTGTCGCCGGTCGTCCCTTCGGCGTCGACGACGAGGCCGGAATTGACCACCTGGACCAGGCCCGGAAACCCCTTCGTGTCGCCGAAGGTGCCCGTGCCGTAGTAGAACTGCGTGGCCAGGTGCTGCCAGCTCGCCTCCATGATCGCGCTGGCCTCCAGGGCGATGAAGGCCTGCGGTCCGTCCTCGTGTCGGTCCGCGATCGCCTTGTCGCACTGCCACCGCGGGTCGAAGATGAACGTCTCGACGCGGCGGTTCTCGTACTTGCCGGTCTTCGCCTCGGCGCCCTCGTTGGCGTTGCGGAAGGCGACGGTCGGAAGCGCGATCCGGACCAGCGTCTTGTAGCTGATGCCGGAGATCGTGCGGGCGTAGCCCATGCTGACTTCCGGGTGGGCCTGGACCGTCTCGTCGATCAGCCCCACCAGGCCGTCACTGCCGTTGGCCTTGGCGATGTCCAACAGCGTCGGATACTCGTCTGCCATGATTGGTTACCTCACTCTCGGTTGGTTTGGTTCCTGTTCCGGAGCCGCGCGACGGCGTCCCGTGGGCTCAGCGGGCCGTCGGCAGTTTGATGCTGGCGGCGAAGGCCCCCAGGCGCTTGCCCAGCGTGCGGCCGAGCTGGGTGGGGACCTCGCCGGCCGCCTGCTCCTCGGCCTGGAAGCTGACCGGGCCCGCCTCGCCACGGTCGGCCGCCGCGAGTTTCTTCTTGAGGTCCTCGTTCTCCTTGGCCAGGGCCGCGGCGTGGAGCTGCTGGGCCTCGGCGAACGGCTTGCCCTCGACGAACCAAGGCGCCCCCTGGGGGCCGAAGGCGTCCAGGAATCGCTTGCACTCGGCGCGGGGATCGCCGGCGTTGGCCTGCTTGCCGTCGACGTCGGCCTCGCCGGTTTCGGCGAGAGCGGCCGCCGTCTGGCCGGCCGCCTGCTTGTTCGGCAGCGGCGGCGGGGTCTGCTTGCCGGCGTCGCCGGCCGGCGGCGCGCCGTCCTGAAGCTGCTTGGCGTCCGGGTCCGTGGTCTGGCTCTCGGGTTTCTCGGCCATGGGTGCTTTCTCCTCGTTCAGGATAGTGACGGGCAGCTCGTCGCCCGCCGTGAGTTGCGTTTTCGTGCTGCGGTCGGCGCCGTACGGGCAGATGGCCACGCCCCGGAGGTTCCACTGGCGGAAGATCAGGGCAGGGCCCTCCAACTCATAGCCGTTGACCTTCGCGCTGGTCCCCTCCGACAGCTCCTCGATCTTCAGCGGGCCGCTGAAGAAAATGCTGGCCTCGTACGGCACGCCGTGCTGGGCCTTGTGCGTCACCTCGCTTGCTCGGTCATCCTCGCGGAACGGCACCAGCTCGCCGGAAACCACGAGATCGCCGCTGCCCGTCTCGAACCGGTCGAGGTAGCCGAGGACCTCGTCGTGGGAGTGCAGGTAGTCGACGGGCAGGGCCTTCTTGTGCAGCTTCATCCCGGCCAGGTCGTGGACCACTTTGCCCCAGAACCAGTGATCCACGGGCTTCCCGCTGCGCGCGGTGATCTTGACCGGCACGTTCCGGGAGTCGTCGGCGGCCTCGCCGAACTCGCACGTACCCGCCCGGAAGCGCAGGGCGCCGGCGGGGACTTTGCACGGCCCCGGCTTGACGGGTCCGAGGAAAAACGGCGGGGAGGTTGCCGGCTGGCTGGTTTCAGTCTTCGTCATCGTCCTCGTCCTCGTCTTCGTCGGCTTTCGATTTGGGCTTGGCCGCCGCCGGCTGGCTGGCCTGGTCGAAGCTGAGCGGGACCCCCTTGGCTTCGGCGTAGGCGTAGGCCTCGGCGAGTTGGTCGACGTTCTCGAAGAAGTCGGTGCCGCTCTCCATGCAGACCCGCTGGGGGCTGGTCAGTCCGCCGCGGATGCCGAGCAGGTGCCCCTTGATCTCCTCGGACGGTTTCCACCACGGCACGCCGTCGGGGACCCACTCCCAGGCCAGGTCGGCAAGCTGCATCTTCGCGGGCAACGCGAGCGTGCCGTCGAGGATGAAGAGGGCCAGGCGCCAGGCGGTGATCAAGTTGAGCAGCTCCTGGAGGGCCTCGCGCTTCGTCTTGCAGCTCTTGACGTACTGGATCAGCCCCGCGCGGCTGCCGTAGAACGTGGAAAAACTCTCGTCCAGGAACGAATAGGGAAGGTCGAGACACTTGATCGCAACCAGCAGGATCATCTGCATGAAGGCCTGGAATTCGGTCGGGGGCGTCTTGTTTTCGAGGAACTTGGCGTCCTCGCCGGTGTTCAGGTCGAGGTGAAACGGCCCGCGGCCGAAGTCGATCTCGAACTTCTTCTTCGCCGGGTCGGTCTCCTCGGCCGTCTCCTCCGTCTCCTCGACCGGCGCCGGCGCGTCCTCGTCGTCGCGGTTGGTGACCAACCCGAACAACTGCGCCACCTTGGCCTTGGCCAACGCCAGGTCGAACGACTCGTACGTGTCGCGGAAGCGGTTCAGCGCCGGCGTCAGTCGGCCGATCCCGCGGACCTGGTCGAAGCGCTCGAAGTAGGCGTGCAGCAGGAGGTTGCCGGCCTTGACCATCCGCTCGAACTGGAAGCCGCCGAAGTCGCCCCGCCGGCAGATGCAGTAGGCCAGCGCGCCGCCGGCCTTGTCGACCTTCACGCCGTGGACCAGGTCCTGCTGCTGGAGCGACGCCGGCAGGTCGTAGGGGTTGCGGATCCGGTCCCCCTCGATCGCCTGGAGCTGGCCGCTGGCCAGCTTCATCAGGCCGCAGTCGCCATCGACCACGGCGCGGGCCTCGGTCAGGCGGATCATCCGGGCCAGGCCGTGCCGGCGGGCGACGTCGCAGTTGCTCTTGCGGCCCCACCACTTCATCAGGGCCTCGATCTGGTCGTCCAGCTCGTCGATGCCGTTGCGCGACTGGAACCGAAACGAGCTGACGTAGTCGAGGTGCTTGCGGACGGCCCAGGCGACGATCTCGTAGTTGCGGGCCAGGTCGCGGGCCTCGGCGATCGTCGCCTTCCGCTTCCCCGGCGGGAGCTGCTTGTCCTCGGAGAGGAGCGGCCCGCTGACCGATCGCCGGCGGCTGGTGGGCGTGCCGGCGTCGTAGCCCAGGCGGAACGGCCGGCCGTCGCCGTCGACGATCCGCGAGAGTCGTGTGTGGCCGTTGCGGCGCGGCATGTGGACACTGCCCCTAGTTACCGAGATTGATCGTGGTCACGACCGGGCGCTTGGAGGGGTCTTGCTGCCGGCGCAGTTCGCGGAGCCGCCGGCGGACGGCCTTCAAGTCGTAGGTGACCTTCTGGCCATCCACGCCAACGGAGCTGGCGCCCGTGTTGAGGATCGCCTCCAGCTCGGCGATCTCGGTCTCGACTGACAAGATGCCTCTCCTCTGTTCCGGCCCGCAGCGGGCCTGCCAGTCATTCAGCCTACCGGCCGTGTGGCCCAATTTGGGTCAGAGTGCAACGGATTGACCAAGAAAAGCGCTACGCTGTAGCGCTTATTTCTCCGGCGCCCCTTCATCGGCGGGGGATTCCGCGGGGGGTCGGTTCTCGAAGCACCGATCCACGCGGACTTGCCGGCACTGCTTGCAGCGCGTCCAGCGGCGCACGATGTGCGTGAACGGCCGGCCCTGGGCGTCGGTGCCCGCGTACCCTTGCGTGGTGGTGCGGAAGTACCGTTCGCGCTCGGTGCTGCCGCAGTTCCGGCACCGGCTCTTTGGGGCGTCGACCTGGTCGAGCGCGCGTTTGATTCGCTTTCCCATGGGTGTCTCCTCAGAGGTTGAAATACGAAACACGTCTGCGCGAGCGGCTGCGGCGCGGCCGGCTGGTCTCGGCCGCGGGGAGGGTGATGCCACACAGGGACGCGGCGACCAGGTTGCCGACCGTGCAATCCAGCCAGTGGTTGTCCGGGTTGCCCGGGCGCGGCTCCCACTGGTCGACCGTCCGGCCGCGGGCCTCGGTACGGGTGAAGTACTCGGCACACAGGTGGTCGGCGTAGAGACGGTGGTCGGCGGCCTTGCGGCCGAAGAGTTCCAAAGAGCCCTTGGCCCGATCGCCGCGGGGAACCCGCCAGCGGTCGCGCATGCGGCTCTTCCAGTAGTTCGTGTCGATCTGCACGGTGGGGATCAGGCGCTTGCCGCGCACGCTGGGGATGCGCCAGTAGTGGCCGATCTTGTCCCCCGGGTTTTTCTTGTATTCGCTGAACGGTTTGTTGGCGGCTTTGAGAGGAAGCCCCGTCGACGGCAGCAGCATGGCCGCGAACCGCGACGTGCGGATCGCCTGGTAGACCACGTCCGGCACGTAGCCGGCGTCGACCAGCAAGAGGCGGATTCGCAGGAGCTGGCCGTCCTCGCGCTGGAACTCCCGCGACATCAGCTCCTCCAGGAGCGTCTCCAGCCCGGCCAGGATCGCCGCCTCCTTGCCCGCCCCGGGCTTTTTCCTTTGCATCGACACGCGCGCGTCACGCAAGGTGAAATACGCCCGGTTCTGCTTGGGCCAGGTCCCGTAGTCGATCACCGACCCGGTGAACCCCTCCGCCCACGCCGAGGCCACCCAGTAGAGCAGCTTGTCGTGCACGTCGACCATCGCCGTGACCAGCCCACACTTCAGCGGCACCACGCCCCGCCGGTAGCCCGACAGCTTCCCGGCGATCTCCTCCGGCCGGAGCTGCTCCTCCTCCCCGAGCTGGTCCACCAGCGGCTCATTCTGCCGCTCGGCGAAGAAGGCCGCCTCGTCGAGGATCTTGAGGTTCATCGCGTGCTGGATGCCCGAGATCTCGTCGTCGTTGAATCGCTCCGGCCAGGCCACGCGGGCCCCTTCGTCCATCTCGGCCCGGTGCCGGCGGTAGAACTCGGTGGCCTCGTCGATCGGGCGGCCGTCGGCCTGGCACCGCTTGAGGATCTCGGCGTAGCGGTCCCACAGCTTCTCGGCCTTGGGGAAGCTGTAGACCATCTTGCACCGCTCGCCCCGCCACTCCGGGTGCTTCTCATGGTCGAGCAGCCGGTCGGCCATGTCGTCCGGGCGGATCACGGTGCAGGGGCAGACGGCCGCGATCTTCTTGCCCGGGCCGGCCAGGCCGAGGATCGCCCCGGCCAGGACCCGCTCGCGCTTGGCGGTCATCGGCGGGGAGTCGGCCGACTTGTCGGTCTGCGGGTCGTCGAGGATCACCAGGCTGGGGCGAACCGGGCGGCCGTCGGCCCGCTGGTGCTTCATGCCGCGGATCCGCCCGGTGAGGCCGGCGACCTTGATGATCACGCCCGAGGCTGCGCTGCCGGGGATGGTGGGCAGGATGATCTTTTTGCGGGTCCAGGAGATTCGGGTCCGCTCTCCGTCGAAGAGCTGGCCGCGGGCCCGGTTGGTGATCCCCTCCAGGCGCCGGATCGGGTAGCAGACCTCGGGGAAGTCGTCCACAAGAAGGTCGTTGGTTTCCAGCTCGGTCTTCACGGCGTCGAGGATTTCTTCGGCGCTGGACTCCTCGGCCCCGATCACGGCGATGAACTCCCGCAGGCCCTTCAGGGCCGCCCAGATGGCGGCCCGCTCGCAGATCGAGGTCTTGCCCGATCCGCGGGGCATGGCGTAGGCGAAGAGGCCGCCGCGCGTGGCGGCCGCACGAATCGCCCCGATCACCAGGCGGTGGTCGTCACAAAAGGGGAGCGAGAACGTGTCGGGGAAATAGGCAAGCAGGAAAAACTCCAGCGACTCCAGGGCCCGGGCCCGGCGCTCGGGGTCGGCCACGTCGGGCAGCGGGGCGATGTCCCGCCCGGAACGCGACAGGGCGGCGTTGCGGGCCCGGGCACGCTCCTTGAGCTGCTCGTACCCCTCGGCCGCCGGCGGCGATTGGGGGCGATCCTGGGCCGCCTGGTGGCGGATTTCGGCCAGCCATGCGGCGTAGCGGAAGAGGTCCACGTGGCGGCCGTCGCCGATGCGGAAGCCGGCCCGGGCGCGGTGGTCCCGCAGGCGCCGCTCGCCAAGAACCTCGCCCAGCGGGGTGGAGTTCAAGAGCCGGACCAGCTCGGCCGGCCGGAGGTCTCTGGGGTCGATCGCCACGCCGTCTTCCTGGAGCGCGTCTCGCAGGGCGGCGGCCGCGGCGGCGACCAGCTCGTCGGCCGGCGTCATGGTGCCTCCGCCCTGCTTGTCGGATTTGGGGCACAGCGCAGGGCCTGCGCGCGCCGATTTCTACCGGTAGCCATCGTGCTGCTCCGTTCAGCGTGGTGGTCAGGGGGCCGCGTGCGGGTGCGTGCGATCCGCCGCGGTCCCCGCTTCTTTATGTCAGGTCAGGGTGTCTCTTTGACCAGCCAGGCCGCGTAGTGGACCAGGTGGACCGTGCCGTCGGCGTTCCGCGGGGCCCCGGCCGCCAGGTCGGCGGCGATCATTTCCTGAGAAATATCCCCGCCCCCGGCGGCCGAAAGCAGCCGGGCGAGGTCCTCGGGGGATAACGCCTGAGGGTTAAGGGGAGCCGGCCCGTCGCCGGGGTTCTTCGCGCTCATCGGGTATTACGCTTGGGGCGGAAAGTATTTTGGAGAATCCGCGCGCCGGGGGTCGGATTCCGCTTGATGCCCGCGGGAAAACATGGCTCCTGTGTGGGTGATACAAGGGCAAACACACCACCAACCGCGAAAGGAGAAGAAGATGAACGCGAACCGCCAAAACCTGGAGATTGGCGACGACCTGGCGATCACCAAGACCACCCGCCGGGCCGCCGGCGCGGGGACCTGGGTGATCGGGACGCTCAACGGCCATCGCTTCGACGCGCTGGTCTTTCCGGAGCACGCCGAATGCCCCGACTTCGAGCTCGGCGACAGCCGCATCTCGAAGCTCTGGATCAAGCGGCTCTCGGACGAGCGGGTCGTCTGTAACTTCGACCGGGGCTGGGACATCCGCCCGACCACGAAGACGGCCGCGGCGATCGTCGACTTCCTGGCCGCCGGCCTGGCCGACCACACCTACGCCAAGTAAGGAGAGAACCCCATGCCACTCAAGGCCACACATGTCATCACCATTCAGGCCCGCCGGCACCCGAACGCATTCGAGGCCCTGCAGGATATGGACGCCGCCGGCGACGTCGACCACGCCATCCTGCTCGGCGGGATGTACCTGACCGTGACGCAAACCGAGGTCGACCGGCTCGAGGCGGCCGGCGTCGGCTTCGCCCTCTTGTCCTATCACGAGCCGACCGGGCGGATCATGACGGTCCCGGTGGGCGACTGAACGCCAACCCCAAGAAGCCCAAGAATGCCAAAGACCAAGAAGCCACCGCTGCCGCCGGGAACGCCCGTAACGGTCAACATCGCCCAGGGGCACGCCGTCGCCCGGGGCGTTGTGGCGGCGGCCGAGTATGACGACGGCTGGATGTACCGGGTCGACATCACCGATGGCGACCACTGCGACGCGCATCGGAACAACGCCGGCGAACTGTGGGTCTGCGACTTCGAGGTCACCCCAATCAACCGGTGAACGGGGAAGAAGATGAACCCGACCGTCGAATCCACCGAATACGCGACCCGCGCGGGGCAGCTCCGCCCGGGCGTCGTCTTCTGGGCCCGCGGCGGCCCGTACTACCGGCTGGCCAGCGGCCGGCGCGTGCGGATGTCCGAGCGCGGGCCTTTCATCTTCCGCCGGGCTTGCCAGCAGGGCGATCGCCGGTGGATCGAGGCACGCGGCCCGAACGGGTTCTGCGTCCTCAACGTAGGCAAGGAGTATCCGTCCCGGGTCGTGCCCGGGATGATCATGCGACCGTATCGCATCACCCAAGTTCGAGAGGAGAATGTCATGGCAACGAAGACCAAGCGTGCGAAGTCCAATGGTGGAACCACCAAGAAGACCACCAAGAAGGCCGCCAAATCGCCCACGGCGGCCGCCAAGGCCAAGGCGACGCCCAAGGCCAACGGCAAGGCCAAGCCCAAGAAGGCCGCCACACGGGCGAAGACGGGCGAACCGAAGGCCAAGAAGGCCAAGCGCCCCAGCGGCCTGGACGCCGCCGCCCGGGTCCTGGCCGAGGCGGGCGGGCCGATGTCGGCCAAGGAGATCGTCGAGGCGGCCGCGGCCAAGGGCTACTGGTCGTCGCCGGCGGGCAAGACGCCGCACGCGACGATCTACGCCGCGATGATCCGCGAGATCGCGGCCAAGGGCAAGGCCGCGCGGTTCAAGAAGGTCGACCGCGGCCGCTTCGCCGCCAACGCCCGCACCTAAAGGCATCGCCGCCTCACTTCCCAGCCCGGGCCCGCCCGGGCTTCTTTGCGGCCTCGCGCTGGGCCTTCTGGCCGGTGAACTCCTCCCAGCGCCGCACGATCACGTCGCAGTACGGCGGGTCGAGCTCCATGAGGAAGGCCCGCCGGCCGGTCTGCTGGCAGGCGATCAGCGTTGAGCCGCTGCCGCCGAACAGGTCCAGCACGTGCTCGCCCGGGCGCGAGGAGTACTGCACCGCGCGGACGGCCAGCTCCACCGGCTTCTCGGTCAGGTGGACCATCTTGTTCGGGTTGACCTTCTTGACCGACCAAGTGTCGCTGGCGTTCTTGGGCCCGAAGAACCGATGGGCCGCCCCTTCACGCCAGCCATAAAAGCACCACTCGTGGTTGCCCATGAAGTCCTTGCGGGTGAGCACCGGATGCTCCTTGACCCAGATGATCGCCTGGGAGAAGTACAGGCCGCACTCGGCCAGGGCCGGCGGGTAGTTCGCCACGTTGGCATAGCCGCCCCAGACGTAGAACGACCGGCCGGGCAGCAGCACGCGGGCCGCCTGGCCGAACCAGGCACGCAGCAGCCGCGCGAACTCCTTGTCGCTGACGTAGTCGTTCTCCAGCGGGCGGTCCTTGGGCCGGAGTTTCTTGGTGGTCGGTTGGCTCTTCGCCGGATGGCGGGCCACGTCGCGGGACTGGTTCGTCGTGCGCCGTTTGCCCGCCGCGGCGATCGCGTTGTTGCTCCGCGGCTCCACCTTGACGTTGTAGGGCGGATCGGTGTTGACCAGGTGGATCGGCTGGCCGTGGAGCAGGCGGTCGACGTCGGCCTGGGCGCCGGCGTTGCCGCACAGCAGCCGGTGCTCACCGAGGATCCACAGGTCGCCCGGGCGCGTGACCGGCTCGTCGGGCGGCTCGGGCACCTGGTCCGGGTCGGTCAGGCCCTCCTTCACGCCGGCGTCGAGCAGCTCGGCCAGCTCCTCGGCCGAGAAGCCCAGCAGCCCCAGGTCGAGCCCCGCGCCCTGCAGCTCGGCCAGCTCGATCGGCAGCAGCTCGAGATCCCAGTCGGCCAGCTCGCCCGTCTTGTTGTCGGCGATCCGGTAGGCCCGGGCTTGGTCGGGCGTGAGGTCCCGGGCGACGTGGACGGGGACCTCCTCGAGGCCCATCTTCACCGCCGCCTTGTAGCGGACGTGGCCCACCGCGATCACGCCCTCGGCGTCGACCACGATCGGCTGCCGGAAGCCGAATTGGCGGATGGAGGCGACCACCGCGTCGACCGCCTGGTCGTTGACGCGCGGGTTCTGCTCGTAGGGCCGGATCTCGGACAGCTTCCGCAGCTCGATCTTCATACAACACCTCGACTTGCGCCCCGCGGCGCCGTGAAAACAAACTCTACGCAATACGGCGAC